GGTCCTTTGGTATGCAAACCCTAGGATCTCGACACATGATCCACCCCTCGCCATTCCAGACGGGGTGTGTTTGGCAAAACTCTATCTGCTCAAACTCGTAGACAGGATCTTCAACTTTCATTTTAAATCCCATCGACAAGAACCAATTTGGTAAGTCATTTAACCGCTGTAAGTGTCGAGATTCCAATATTATTACGCAATCATCACCATTATTAGCAAACCTGTAATCTACTTATAATGTGTCGAGGTAAGTACCGAGTAGTATGCACATGATCATACAGTTTCCGCTTGAGGTGTTCATGTCTCCACTCATGCGGCAGCCATCGGTACGGTACTTGAATTTGTAACCATCGACATAGGCAACACCCTAATTCTCCAGTTGCATGTCTAATAGGTATTTAAGATGTTGACGGTCACTCTCCGGTACCATCCTTTTCCACACCTTATGTTCCATTTACAGAGCCTATTTAGATACGTGTTGATCAAATCTGCTCGCGTCAATACCTACTGCAACAGGGTTTTTGAAGTGATCCCAGTGTTCTCGTAATTTTTCTGCTGACTAGATTGCATTCATTCCCTTGAATACAACAGGAAACCCATATACACTCCTAAGAGCGTTGAATAATGGTTTTTCACAATGCTTGATTAATTTTCCCAGTTCCACCCCATACCTTGGATCACGAGGTTAAATGATCCTAGGAGCTGGGTCGGGCTTACTGCCAAAATCGATTTTTTCGGCCTTTGTAAATGCTTTGATTTATGCGTCCTTACGGGATACCGGTTGAGTTAGTAATGAGTCTGCAGCACGCTAATACCGTTCCTTCCTTGCCCCTGAGTAGCAATCAACAAATTGCTGATTGGACATCGGGGGGAGGGTGGGTACGGTTTATATTAGTTGTTGCAATCTCACTGACGCTCCCTATTCAATAGCATGTGCTTATGGGCGTGGTGGGTTTTAGAGCTCTCCATTGCGCCCCTCCACCATTAATACCCTTTCCACAATAGCACGCCT